TTATATTGACTCAGCTGCTCAACAAACAAGGTTCGATTTCGCGCAGAACTATGGAATATCAACTATTAACGCGAAGAAATCTATCATCGATGGAATTGGCCATGTTGCAGCCATTATCGACAACGACGCCCTCTTTATTGATCAAGCTGCAAAGGAATCGCTCGCCTGTGTAGATGCCTATCAGTGGGATCCAAATCCAAATCTTATAAAGGAAAAACCGAAACATAACATGGCATCACACATGGCAGACGCACTTCGTTACGCACTGTACTCATTTATTACTTCAAATGTGTCCTTCTAGCGATGACCTACGGAAAAATAGTTATTGACAAGTTACCTTAAACTCGATATAATTCTTCTAATGAAAAATGAAGAACCGGAAAGAAAATGCCTAAACTAAAACGTGACGCAGTAAAGTATGTACGAGACAAGGCAAAGTCCAAATACGAGAAAGGGACAGAATGTCGTATTTGTGGCGAAACAGAGCAACTTGATTTCCACCATTTTTATAGTTTAACACCACTACTAAACCAGTGGCTTACAAAGAACAAACTGAACCCTGACTATATACAAGCACTCAGGGACGACTTTATAGAAGAGCACCACGCTGAGCTATATGACCATACAGTAACACTATGTCATACACATCACTTAGCCCTTCATAAAATATATGGCAAAGATCCTGCGCTAGGGACTGCAAAGAAACAGATGCGTTGGGTAGAGATTCAAAGAGAAAAACATGGCTTGGTATAACCCTTTTGAAAAAAAAGCTCCTGTAGAGGTTGAGGAAAAACTCAACCCTATACAAATGTGGGTCGGTAATAATGTTGAATCTTCTAGAGAGCACACAGGTAGTTACGAGTTTTATTATGAAGAATTAGAAGTAGTAAACCGCGCTGTAAATATGGTAGTTGATGACTCTGCGGGTGTACGCACCACTGTTAAGCCTATTGCAATGCCTGGCGTTGTTAAAGGCGTTAAGCGATCAAAAGTTGAGCTACTTCTTTCAAAAGAGCCCAACCCTTTCCAAGACATTAACACATTTAGACGTAATCTTTTCACAGACTTACTTCTTGATGGCAACATCTTTATCTACTTTGATGGAGCGCACCTTTACCACTTACCAGCCGATAATGTAGTAATTCATGGAGATCCAAAGACCTATATTGAAAAGTATAGCTATAATGATATTGATTATTCTCCCCAAGAAATTATCCACATTAAAGAAAACTCTTTCCACGACGTATTCCGTGGTGTATCTCGACTGAAGCCTGCAACTCGAACTATGATGCTTATGACTCGTATGAGAAAGTTTCAGGATAAGTTTTTCGAGAACGGAGCAGTTCCTGGTTTAGTACTAAAGTCACCAAACACTCTTTCAGAGAAAATCAAAGAGCGTATGATGACTTCTTGGCAGGCTCGCTACCGCCCTGATGCCGGTGGTCGTAATCCTTTGATTCTTGATGGCGGCTTAGAGGTTGATAAGATCTCAAATGTGAACTTTAAAGAGCTCGACTTTCAGGCAGCTATTGCAGAGAACGAAAAGATTATTCTGAAAGCAATCGGTGTCCCACCGATTCTACTAGACTCTGGAAATAACGCAAATATTCGCCCGAATATGCGCCTTTATTATTTAGAGACTATACTGACAAATATTAACAAATTAAATTCAGCACTCTCTCGCTACTTTGGTTTTGAGATTGTAGAAGACGTAACCGGAGTACCTGCTTTGCAGCCCGAGTTACGTGACGCATCAGCGTACTACACCTCATTGGTGAATGGTGGTATCATTAGCCCGAACGAAGCTCGCGAAGCTCTTGGGTACGATACTAGAGATGAGGCAAACGATATACGAGTTCCTGCAAATATTGCAGGTTCAGCAAGCAACCCAGATGAAGGCGGAAGGCCTCCAGAAGAGGAAGAATGATAGCAAAAGACAGAATAGTAAGAAAGGCTGCAGTATGGTTCGCAGAGATCGGAGAGATACCTTCCAGTTATGCGGCGCTACAAAAAGCTTACCCAACTGGAAGACCTGACGCAGTTTTACGAAGAACTTGGAAGAAGTATTTTAGCAGTTGGAGTTCTTTTACAACCAAAGTACAAAGTGCACAACCAGAACTTTGCGCACTAGCACTAAACCCTTTACAGGACGAACCTGTACAGGAAACTAAAGACCCTTTAGAAGCACTCAGGGCAAGTACTGTAGAGAAATAATATGAATAAGATTTTTAATCTAACATCTACTTTCAAAGCCGCAGAATCAGACGATGGATCAGTAATGATTCGTGGTATGGCTAGTACAGCAGATTTTGATCGCGCAGGTGATACAATCTCAGCTGAGGCTTGGACTAAAGGTGGATTACAAAATTTTGAGAAAAATCCAATTATTCTGTTTAATCATGACTATGACAGACCAATTGGTCGAGCCACAGGTATGAAAGCAGGACCAAATGGTTTAGAGCTCGAATGTAAGATCAGCAAAAATGCCCCTGGCAATGTTGCTGAGCTAGTTAAAGACGGTGTTCTTGGGGCCTTTTCCGTTGGTTTCAAAGTCAAGGACGCTGATTATCTAAAAGAAACTGACGGACTAATGATTAAGGACGCTGAGTTGTTCGAAGTATCAGTTGTATCGGTACCCTGCAATCAGGCAGCTACTTTTTCGCTCGCGAAGTCGTTTGATTCACAAGATGAATATAACGAATTCAAAAAAACTTTCACTAATCGTGTAGATCTAGCCGGTCAGTCTCTGGCTAAGGACGAAGATACTTCTTCAAATATAGCTAGTGACCACACACCGAAAAGCGCGGAAACTAATTCCGCAGATCAGGAGATCAAAATGGACAAGAATCAAATCGACTTGGAAGCTTTTGCGAAGCAGGTTGCAGACGAAACTGCTGCTAAAATCGCAATGAAGCAGGCCGAGCAGAAAGCAGCTGAGAAAGCCGCTAAAGATGCAGAAGTAGCTAAAGCTGCTGAAGCACAATCAATCAAAGCAAGCATCGAAACTGGTGTTAAAACTGGCGTTGAAGCTCTCGAAGCTGATATGCAAAAAGAACTAACTGCTAAAGATGCTAACATGGCAGAAGTAGTAGAGAAGTATGAGTCTGCCCTTAAAGAGCACGCTTCAGAGATGGAAGCTATGCGTAACAGCAAGCGCGACTTCTCTGGCCGTGGTCAGAAGTCAGGCGATATGTCTAGCTTCGGTAAGGAGTTTATGAACGCTTCTATGGTTGCTAAGGTACTAGGCAAGTCTTTCGAAGACACTGCTACTGGTCAAGCCGCTCTTCAGAAAGCTAACGTTGCTTTCACCGGTGCTGTTGAACAAACTGCTATCGACAAGTTCGAAGAGAACGTACGTTTGAACTACCGTGCTGCTAACTTCTTCGAAGAGCTGCCCGTTACTGCTCAGAAGACTGTTATCCCAGTAGGTTTGGAGCCAACTATGGCTGCTGCTAACACTGGTGGTATCGGTACTAATGGTAACCGTATCGCTGATGGCGGTGGTACTGATGGTGAGTACGCGCTGGGTAATGTTACTCTGACTACTAACCGTTTGATCGCTGGTCAGTTTATCGACAACAACACTGATGAAGTTATGGTTGCTACTGTAATGCCAATCATCATGAACGCTCTTGCACACTCGCAGGCTAAGAAAGTTGAAAAGACTATCGTAGATATTCTTGACAATGCTTCTGCTACTGACGAAGGTGCTGAGGCAGTTATGGGCCGTAAAGACTTGATCGCAGGTCGTGCTGCTCTGGGCAACCTTGGCGTTGATCCTTCTCGTCTGGTTTACATCCTTTCTGTTGCTGCTTATAACGAGCTGCTCCAAGAAGGTGAGTTCGATGAGTTCCAGCAGGTAGGCATGGATAATGCTGCACGTATTACTGGTACTATCGCTAACTTCTACGGCTCTCCAGTTGTAGTAAGTGACCAGCTTGGTGTTGACGGCGACGCTGTTGTTGCTAACCGTGACGCATTCATCATCCCACGTCTGGGTGGTTTGCAGGTTGAGACTGACTACGAAGTTGCTAACCAGCGTACAGCTATCGTATCTAGCCAATCTATGGGCTTCAGCCAGATCATCTCTGGTGTTGGTGCTTCATTGGTTCGACCAGCTGCATAATTGTAACAGAGTAAAAAACGAGGGGGAGTTCGCTCCCCTAAGTTTTTACTAATGGACTTATAGAAAATGTTAAATTTAATTACTTTAGACGACTACAAAACAGCGAAAAAGATCACTGGTTTCGGTGATGATGTTCGTCTTGAAGAATTAGTCACTTCCGTGAGTCAATTAGTAAAAACTTACTGCAATAATACTTTTGTAGACTTTTTTGCTGGTAATAAAACTGAGACTTTTAATATAGATTTTGATAACTATACTGTCTCTGTAGACGAGGTACCTCTTAACTCCGTAGTTTCTGTAGAAGAGAGAGAGTCTATCTCATCTTCTTATGTTACTCTTGTAAACGATTCAGACTACTACGTAGATTTTGAGACTGACTCGATTCTTCGCAGTAACGGATCCAATGGATATAAGAATTTTGCTAAAGGCCCAGGAGCTGTTAAAGTTACTTATAGAGGCGGCTATGCTTCCTGCCCAGCAGATCTCAAACTAGCAGTAATCGATTTAATTTCCTACTACCACAAAGACGAACATAAACAGCGTCAGACTTTGTCGGGCGCAAGCATCCAGAACCAAGGTACTTCTGGGCAGTCTGGCAATGTAGGCTTCCCCGATCATATCAAACGTATACTGGATTTTTATAAGAACTTCTAATGTCCAAAGTATCCTTACTAAGCGTCCTGAAGGATATAGAAGAGGACATTAAGAAAAGCTCAGAAGCATACAGAACACTTATTAGTAACTATGAGGTTCACGAGTTTACACTTGATGCCGAAGACATTATCTTACAAGTAGAGACTGAAATGAAAGCCCGAGAGGGCGTAAGCACGTTGTCTCAAGGTACTAGAGATATTATTCGCAAAGAAGTGCGAAAAATGGTAAGAACTCTTTACAAGCAGTTTCACCCAAAAGAGTTCGATAAAACAGGTAAGAAATGGACTAGAACGTCAGAGCTGCAAGGGGGTTCCCTGAACTTTACGTTCGTACTGGCATCAAAGCCCGGCAGAACTGCAAACGTGTTTAACACTTTTAAAAGAATGAAACAGGTTGCACAAAGGCCCCTAATTAAGGCTCTAAATAAAAAACTAAGAGAGCTAAACAGCGGTAGGAAAGAAGAGAGTCGAGCAGAACTAATCTCAAGTAGAAAAGGTTTCCTTGATTTAGGGCACGAAAAAGATAGCTCTGTCTCCCTTCAACGAGCAGCAAAAGTACAGCAAGCCCTTTGGAAGTTCGAAGGGAGTACAACCCTCAGCCCCTTAGCAAAGAAAGTTATAGAGGAGCTTGCGGGAGTAATAACCTTCGAAATAGGAAAAGACGATAAAGGCCCCCCTCTTGACGTTATTCGTGTAAAAATGGAGAGTAAGGCAATTAACCGAGCCTCTACTTCTAAAGAAAAGAATGAGGTACTCGAACTAAATAAAGCCCTAAAGAAAGCAGCTGAACAAATTGGCGAAGAATGGGCCTATATAGAAGGTTCGGATTCCTCTGTACAGAAGCGAAGAAAGATTATAATTGAAGACTTTGCTGGGCCGCTACGAAAAAGCTCCCATGCTAAAGTTAAAACAGAGTCTACAAAAATAAAAAGATCAAAAGGTAAAGGCACTCTTAAAAGTAGTAAGCCGAAAGGGTCAACAAAGCAGTATAAAGATAATGACACAACAAACCTAACTTCTTCTGCTAAAAAAGGAGTTGCGGGGTCGCCACTAGCTTTACTTGCAGCGATTAACAAAGAGCTTCCGGAAACTGTAAGAAAGAATATGAACAGCCCTAGCCTACAAAACCAAACAGGGCGCTTTGCAGATAGTGTACGAGCAACTGATATTATGGCAACCAATAAAGGGTTTCCAAGTATAGGCTATACCTATCAGAGAGATCCTTATCAGGTATTCGAGGACGGAGCAGGCGCCCCGCCTTGGGCAAACGGTCAAAGAGACCCAAGAAGTCTCATTGATAAATCCATTCGAGAGATTGCAGCAGAGTTCGCAGTCGGAAGATTCTACACCAGGAGAGTGTAATGGCAGAAAGAGACTATAGCACAAGACGGCTGGGCATTATCAATGCTCTTGTGGCAAAGCTAAAATTGATTGACGGAACAGGTGGGTATCTGTCCGAGTTAAACGATAATGTGTCTCCAAGATTAAAGTTTTGGGATGAAGTAGAGGAGTTTCCTGCAGTACATTTAAACGCAGGATCAGAAACAAGAGCGTATCAGGGTGCTGGATACAAAGATAGATTTTTGTCTATAACTGTTAGATGTTATGTGCATGATGAAGACTCTGTATCTGCTTTAGATGCCCTCCTAGAAGATATAGAAACCGTAATAGAAGAAAATTCACGATTAACGTATACTGATCGTACAGGCAACAGTCAGTCTACACAACAAATCACTGTAATCAGTATAGATACTGATGAAGGTGTACTTGATCCTTTAGGTGTCGGAGAGATGCTGATAGAGGTTCGATATTAGAAAATGCTGGCACGAGCAAAAGTTCACGCCCAAGCCTTTTCAAGATAATACAGGAGATTAACTCATGGCT